GACGAAGCTGGCGTGCGAGGAGTTCCTGAAGCGGTATCCGAGACATGATGCCGGGTTGTTTATCTGTGGTGACGCCTCGGGCTACCAGCAGCAGACTACGGGTGCGACGGACTACGACATGATTCGCGACCACTTCGCGGTGCATTCGGGAATGAAGGTGGAATACCGGGCGCCGCGGTCCAATCCGAGCGTGCGGGAGCGGATCAACCTGGCAAACCGGCAGCTGAAAACGGCGTCAGGAAAGATCGGGCTGGTGGTGGATCCGCAGTGCAAAGAACTGATCAAGGACCTTGAAGAGGTTGGTTTCAAAGAGGGAACGAATCAAATCGATAAAGATCGCGACAGGCTGCGAACACACCTGTCGGACGCGTTGGGATATCTGCTTTGGCAAGAATTCCGTGACGGGGCAAAGGTCGGGCCTCGCAATTTTCCGATCGTAGGTTTTTAACGGTGGAGAGCATGCAAAACATCAACCGGGAACATCCGGAGTACGTCGCGCGGAAGGCGATGTGGAAGCAATACAAGGACCTGTACGCCGGCGGCGAGCAGTTGCGGCTGAATGCGTGCGATTACCTAGTGCGGCGTCAAAAGGAGCCGGCACCGGTGTACGAGGAGCGGCTGCGGCGGGTTTTCTACGAAAACTACGTGGGATCCATTGTCGATTGGTACGCTGCGACGCTGATGCGAAGGGAACCGATCCTGCTGTTTGAGGGAAGCGACGCGGGAGCCAAACGTTTCTATAACCTGCTCTCGGACGATTGCGACCTGAAGGGCACGAACCTACACGAGTTTTTCCGACAGCGCTTCGTCCAGGTGATGGTATGCGGGAGCAGTTTCGTGGTGGTGGACTTTCCGAAGGCCGGAGATGGAGCGCAGACGCGGGCGGAGGAGGACGCGAGCGGCAGATCGCGGGCATACCTGACGGACTACTCGGCGGACCAGGTAATCAATTGGAACTACGACGAGGCCGGCCGGTTGGATTGGGTGGTGATCCGGACGACTTGCCTGCAGCAATCCAAAGTGAGCGACGCCAAGTGGGAGAAGGAAACACGATGGATCTATTACGACCGCGAGACGTATCAAATCTTTCGCAAGGCAGGAGAGGCTCAGGCGGTGGAGCTGGTAGACCAGGGGCGGCACGGCCTGGCGGCGCAGCGCAGAGTGCCTGTATTCGAGATGAAGGTGTCCGAGGGACTGTGGCTGATGAACAAGGCGGCCTTACTGCAATCGGAGCACTTCAACAAATCCAACGCGCTTTCCTGGGCGTTGACTATGGGACTTTTCGCGAGTCCGGTTATTTATTCGGACAAGGAATGGAACCAGGTGATGGGGGAGAGCTACTTCATCCAACTGGGCAAAGAAGACCGGTTTGGGTGGACGGAGCCGGAGGGAAAGGTATATCAGATAGCGGCGGATAACCTGGTGCGGTTGAAGGACGAAATCTACCGGGTCTGCTATTTGATGAACCAGGCGGGAAGCTCGAGTGGAGGCGACCTGCGGATGAGCGGCCTCAGCAAGCAGAGGGACTTCGGCGTGACGCAGGAGGTACTGCGCGCTTACGGGGACATGGTGAAGGATGCCATGAAGCAGGTGCTGCGGGCGATTGCGGAGGCGAGGCAGGACGAGGTCGCGATTGACGTATCGGGAATGGACGAGTTCGACATCGGCGATTTCAGCAACGAACTCGACGACGCAAAGAAGCTGCTGGATTTGGGGATCGCGTCGGAGACGCTGAAGAAGCAGGTGTTCAAGAAGCTGGCGTTCAAGTACTTGTGTGACGCGCGACAGGAGATCAAGAACCGGGTCGCGGAAGAGATTGACGCGGGATAAGACATCCGAGCTTCGCTCGGACCGGCAGGCTGAAGCCTGCCCCACCATGGCAAGGAACGGATTGGGAGGTATATGGAAGGTATCGACATACAGGCGATTGTCCGGCAGGCGGTACAGGAGTTCGTGAATAACGAACAGGCCAAGACAGAGCCGGCGCACAAAGCGGAGCTTCAAGAGGAGCGCAAGCGCCGCGAACAACTGGAACGCCGGCTGAACGAGCTGGTGGAAGAAAACAAGCGGAGCCGCAAGCTGGCGGCGGAAGCGGAGCGCGGTTCGGCGGTACGCGCCGAACTACAGCGTTTGGGAGTAGGCAAGATCGATCTTGCGTTCAGAGCGGTACAGGACGGGATCGTGCGGGCCGAGGACGGGCGGTTAGTAGCCCGCGGCGAGGCCGGCGAGACGTCGTTGAAGGAATACCTGACTGCTTTCGTGAACGAAAATCCGGAGTTTCTCCCGGCGCGGATTGCCGGGGGTACGGGGATGACGGCCGCCCTGAAAGCTCCGGCGGCAGGCCGGGAGACGGTGGACCTGGAGCGGATTCGCCCGGGGATGAGCGCCGAGGAAATGCAGCGAGTACGAGAGGAAATCGTGCGCGTGGCGTCGCAGACCCTGAAGGGGCTGTGAAGGTAGTCGAGAAAGGACCTTTTAAGGGAGAGAACGAATGGGAGCTATAACTTCGAGTAACGTCGCGAACGCGATTGTCAAACTGGTGGCGGCCGATGCACTGCCGGTGCTGGTGGGGAACCTCGTGATGGGGAACCTGGTGAATCGCGATTATGAACCTGTACTGGCGCAAGCCGGCGACACGGTGAACGTACCGATTCCGCCGACGATGGTGGCAAACAACATCGCCGAGGGTGGAACGGTGCAGACCCAGAATCCGAGTCTGGGCAACGCGCAGATCGTTCTGAACACGCACGCGGAAGCGACATTCCAGATTCCGGACATCACGAAGGTACTGGCGGTGCCGGACCTTTTGAAGATCTATATGGAACCGGCGGTGGCGGCCATCGCGCAGAAGATCGAAAGCGACCTGATGGGCCTGTACGCGGGTTTCACGGCGAACAGTCCGGTGGGTACGGCGGGCACTCCGATCACGGAGGCGACGATCGACGCAGCGGAGACGGCGTTGTTTCTGGCGAAGGTGCCGCCGAGCGAGCAGAAGTTCATGGTAGTGGACGCGGCTACCTACTCGGCGTGGCGCCAGATTCCACGGTTCAGCGAATTCCAGACGGCGGGCGACGCCGGTCTGCGGTCATTGATCGACGGCAGCGTGGGGAAGATCAAGGACTTCTTCGTGTTCCGATCGCAGTTTGTGCAGAAGACCGGCAGCACTCCGGTAACGACGCACAATATGGCGTTTACGAAGAGCGCACTCGGGCTGGTGGTACGCCGGCTGCCGCAACCGTTGCCGGGAACGGGAGCCATCGCGGAGTATGCGGAACTGGGCAACTTCGGGATGAGGGTGATCATGAGCTACCAGCCGAACACGCTGGCACAGCAGTTCACCGTAGATGTCCTGTACGGCTGCGGGGTGCTGCGGAATTCGTCCGGCGTCCAAGTGAACACCTAGGGTACCGGCACGGCATCCTGCCTCGCGAGGGGCGGGATGCCGTTCCGCCGCAGGCTGCCAGCCTGCCCCACATGGCATCGACGTAGGGAGAGAACAGAGGAAGGTAAATGGATCTACAAGCGTATTACCAGAAGATTCGCGAGATAGAAACCAAGATCGCGGATGAGTTCCCGTTGGTAGTGAGCATGGCAACGGCTGACGGAGGCAAGGGTGGGACTAAGACCGAAGTGGCGAGGCGGCTGGCTGCCAAGTTACTAGTCGAGGGCCTGGCACGCCTGGCGTCGAAAGACGAGTTGAAAGCATACCGCGAAGGACTGGCGGAGGCTCAGCGGGTCGCCGAGGCGGCAGCGGCCGCCGCAAAGCTTCAATTGACGGTGTTATCGAGTGTGGAGCTTGACCGGCTGCGGAATGCAGCACGGAGTCCCAGAGAGTAGGCGGCACACGATGGCTTTGTTCACGGACGGCGCGGTTGCGAGCATCGAAGATCTAAAGGGGCATGACACGCAGCTACTGAGTGTGGCCACGGTCGAGGACATCGACGTGACACGGAAGCTGGCTTTGGCGCATGAGGAGATTTCCATAGAGTTGGCGGGTCTGCTGGAGCAGGCGATGCAATCGGGGCAACTGGCTGCGCCGACGTCGATCGACCACGTAGTGGTGAGTACGCCGCTCAAGCTCTGGCATGTTTTCCGGACACTGGAAATGGTCTACCGGGACGCATACAACAGTCAGTTGAACGACCGGTATGCGGGCAAGCGTGACGAATACCGCGAGATGGCGAAGTGGGCATACAGCCAGCTGGTTCAGGCCGGGCTGGCAATAGCGGCGAACCCGGTGAAGCGGGCGATAACGCCGGAGCCCTGGCCAGCGGCGGGCAACTTGCCGGACGGCAGCTACTATGTGTCTGTCGCATGGACAAATGCGGTGGGTGACGAGGGGGCGAGTTCGACGCCG